AGCTAGTTATGGGCACCAGTGTTGTTGTTGGCAGGCGTCTTGAGGTCCAAGGAAGGACTGTCACCAGGCACCTTCGCTCAAATATGAGCACTGTGCTGGGTGATTGCGGTGCTGTACTGTGCGCGGCTGACGCCACGCGCTTTTCTGGCAGAGTCGCGCTTGGATTGCACTTCGCTGGCTCCACTGATGGTTGCTATGGGTACAGCACAGTCTTGACTCAGGAACTCATCAGGCAGATGATTGCCAAGTTTAATGTCATTGAGGATAACTTTGAAGCAGATCTGTCGTCGCAAGGTGTCGTCTTTCAAGCTGGCGATGTTGGTCCGTTTCAAGGAATGGGCTCGTTTTTGCCGATTGGTACAGTTTCTAAGGCCGTTTGCATCAGCCCGAAGTCCAGTCTTTTCATGACTCCAGAGTATGGTGTTCTTGGACCTAATGACACTCGACCTGCTCCTCTTGGTCCTGTCATGAGGGATGGTGCTTGGGTTTATCCCATGTGTAAGGCTGTCGAGTCATATAAGAGTCCTTTGCTTGTCTACGAGCACCCTTTTTTGGATCAGTCTGTACATGTGGCATTGAAACCTTTTAATTCTTTGACTGTAGTCCGAGATAGGTCCGTCTATTCGTTCGAACAAGCTGTTAAAGGTCTTAACGAAGAGAAGTTCAGAAGTATACCTCGTGACACTTCTGCTGGCTATCCGTACGTCCTTAAGCACAAGAATGGCAAGAAAGACTTTTTTGGCACCGGAAAGGAGTATGACTTGACCGGACCCGAAGCGCTTGCTTTGGAGAACAGGGTCTTGCATATGGAGGCGCAGGCCAAGCTTGGGATTAGGTCTGCAGTTGTCTTCATGGACTTTTTGAAGGACGAGCTTCGTTCAGAGAAGAAGGTTCAGGCCGTCGCTACTCGGTTGATCTCATCAGCCCCGCTTGATTATACAATCCTTTGGAGGAGGTATTTTGGTGCTTTTAGTGTAGCTATGATGAGTGTACATACCAAGTCTGGCATGGCACCCGGGATCAATCCTTACTCCGATTGGTCTTTCGCTGCCGAGAGGCTGCGTTCTAGGGGCGATGATGTGTTCGATGGCGATTTTAAGGCGTTTGACTCCAGTGAGCAGCCTGCTATACATAACATCATCTTGGAGCATGTGAACAAGTGGTATGATGATGGTGACGATAACGCTCGTGTTCGGTCTGTG